GAAGTTCGTTTAACTCGCGGTGCCGTGGAATTACCTCGCTCTCCTTTCCGTTGGTGTAAACGATGTGGTTGCCGCCTTCCCGGAGCTTCCACCAGCCATTTTTTTCGAGGAGCCTAATTAAATCTTTTTGCTTCATGTCCTCACCTCATGATTATATTATACGCATTTAATGCGCATAAGTCAAGAGGGTAAAGCAATTTTTTCTGATTTTTTTAACGAAAATTTGAATAGAAGGGAATGTTCGCAGTGGTATATGTTAGAGCGGAGATTATCGGAAAGCTGCCGTCCGGGCAAAAGCGAGTACACCTTTTGGCAAATGGAGCGGATGGCATATCTTTTTATACCGACAACAAGAGTATTGTGTATGATGAAGCCCTATGCCGGGTAAGGCGTAGGGAGGAAAAGCGATTCGTTGCCTCACAGGAATGCGGGGAAAGGGATTGTCCATTGTATGGCGGCGCGTGCGGAATGAATGCGGAAGGCGCGCCGCTCGTAAAATGTGGGAAGTGGCCTAAAGAAGGGAGCTCGCTGTAATGATTTTGCCAACGCTCACGATAATGCAGCCATACGCTTCGCTTTTGGCAAACGGGAAAAAGCGGTTTGAAACGAGATACCGACGCACAAGCAAAAGGGGCCTCGTGGCGATACACGCCGGACGCGGGCAATATGCACCGCCGACAGACGAAGCACAAGAAAAATATTTTGAACTGATTCGGCAATCGAAGGAGCTTACAGGAATTTCTTTTCCTTGCCTGCCGCGCGGATATATTGTGGGCGTCGCGCAGCTTGTAGCATGCGAGTATATCATAGACGCAAACGAGGAAAGGGCCATTCTCACCGACAAGCGAAACCCGGAAAGCGGGGTCATGGAAATACGCGGAGAAGAACTGCAATTCGGAGATTTTCGTAAGGGACGCTATGCATGGATATTTGAAAATTTCTTTGCGGCCCCGGAACCCATAGCGGCGTTGGGAAAACAAGGATGGTGGAAAACGGAGGTGCCGGATGGATGGGGGAAATAGTGTATTTTGCCGTACAGTTTATCAAAGCGGCTTTTGTGGTTGTTGTGGCGGCACTTGCATCGGTGGGCCTTTCGGCATTGCTGGCGTACATACTGAAAAAGTGGGGCGGATGGGATGAATAAAAAAGAGCTCTCACAGGTTTACAGCCTAAACCGCGAAGCGGAAATGTACCGCCGCCAGATAGACGCACTCGAAGCCGCATTGCAAGGAACAAAAGGCGCGGCCACTGTTTCGGGATGTATGCCGCTTTATCCGTACACAAGGCGGACAATTAAAGTTGAGGGCGTAATAGACGAGGAAGCATACAGCAACATCAAAGCGAAAATAAGAGAGTATCAAGCCTTACTGCGGCTCTCGCAAGAGAAATGTGAAATCGAGTACAAGCGGCTCACGCGGGAGATTGCGGAGGTAGATGATAGCTTCATGAGGCAGATATTGACATACCGTTATGTAAGCGGCTTGAGTTGGGGGCAGGTCGCCGCATGCATGGGAGGGAAGAACACGGCATCCGGCGTTCGTTCTGCCCATGACAGATTTTTACAGCACCAAAGCGGAGAAGGACACAGAAAATGAAAGTCGCGCGTTTTGCGCGCTTCATCTGTGATAATATGTAATTGCGGAAATAGAAGGCCGCAGGACAAAGCACTCTTGGCACTGGCCGCAATCCTCCTCTCTCTTTCAGCCTCCTCACTCAATCGGAGTGGGGAGGCTTTCGTTGTGTTTGGATTGTGACAGAAATAGCACAAAAAACAAACACCGTACAAGGGGGGAGAGAAAAAGATGCGGGAATTTGCAAAGGAGTTTTATCTTTCTCCCGCATGGCGTAGGGCACGCGAGTATGTATTTCGACGTGATGCCGGACTGTGCGTGGAGTGTGGAGACCCCGGAGAGATTGTGCACCATAAAACACCGCTCACGCCGGAGAATATACGGGACCCCTCCGTCTCTTTGGGCGAGGATAATCTCGAATTGCTTTGCCGCAAATGCCACGGGCTCAAGCATGCAACAGACTTACCCGCAGACAGTGCCCTCATATTCGACCCCGAGGGGAATCTTATTCCGAGAAATGTGTCGCTGTAAGGCAAGCGGACATAGCGAAGCACAAAGAAGAGAAAGGCTCGGAAGATTATATGCGAGCATGAACAAGCGGAGAGAGCATAGCGTTCCGTGTAAGCGAGGAAATTTATTTTCCGAAACTCCAAAGCGGAATTGTTAGAAGGGCGTGCGCTTTCATTATCCCCCCCACCTCGGGAGGCCTGGGGGCAAAAAGCGAACCGTCTCTCTGGCCCCTTCCGTGACCCACCGGGGCGCGCGTAGGAGGGGGGGGGTAACATTAAATTCGAGGAAAAGGAGGCAAAACGTGACAAAATCGGAAGAGAAGTACAAAAGCCTTGGAACCGAGGAGAAAATTGCCGAAAACGTCAAAAAAATCAAAGGCTTATTCAAGGACGTAAGTAAAGAAAAGAGGCAGTTTGTAAACGGCCTGGTATATCAATTCGCGGTATGCACTGTCACGCTTGAACGCCTCGTAGATGAAATAAATGAGGGCGAAATTTTGGAGAATTTTGAACAAGGTTCGCAGAAATTCAAAAGGGAAAGTCCCGCCGTAAAGTCGTATAACGCGACGGTTAAATCATTTACAATGCTTTCAAAAAGCCTCATGGAAATGCTGCCAGAAACGACACAGAAGCGCGCCGGGGAGGAGCTCTTAAATTTTGCATCGAAACCACCGGGGGCACCTAAAAGGTGAATTATGTACTTGAATACTGGCGGGCAATTGAGAGCGGAAAGGTTGTAACAAGCCGACGCGTTCGCGCTGTGTATGAGAGGCTTGCGCGCGAGATTGAAAATCCGACCACGGATTCGCCATATTGCTTTGATGAAGAAATTGGAGAGCGGCCAATCCAGTTTGTGGAACGGTTTTGCAAGCAATCGCAAGGTGTCATTGGTGCGCCAATCATCCTCGATCTGTTCCAAAAGGCTTTTGTTCAAGCGCTTTTTGGCTTTCTCGAAAAAGAAACGGGATACCGGCGATTTCGCGAAACAATGTTCCTTGTCGGTCGAAAAAATGGCAAATCGACGCTTCTTGCCGCAATCGCACTCTATTTGTTGATTGCAGATTATGAAGGCGCGGCAGAAATATACAGTGTTGCAACAAAAAAAGACCAAGCAAAGAAAACTCTTACAGAAGCCATAAACATGATAAAGCAGTCGCCGGAATTGAGCGCCGTCCTTAGAAAGAGGCGGAATGATGTTTATTTCCCGGCGACTTCTTCCGTGTTTGAGGCGCTTGCATCGGATTCCAATACTCTGGACGGCCTCAATTCACACGCCGTCATAATCGACGAACTGCATGCAATTAAGGACAGAAATCTTTACGAGGTAATGAAGCAATCGACCTCAAGCCGCCGCCAGCCGCTTATTATCATGATAACTACGGCGGGCACAGTTCGGGAATCAGTGTTTGACAGCATATATCAAATTGCTTGTGATATTGCGGACGGAACGCGAGAAGAAGATTCCTTCCTTCCGATTTTGTACGAATTGGATGCACGAGAGGAGTGGACAGACCCTACAAAATGGGAAAAGGCAAACCCCGGCCTCGGCACAATCAAGCAATATAAGACCCTTGCACAGTTTGTGGAGCGGGCCAAGGCTTCACCGGACGATTTGCCGGGCGTCTTATGCAAGGATTTTAACGTGCGTGAGGTTTCGGCTTCTGTCTGGCTGTCATATGAACAGGTGAAAAGCGACCTCAGTTTTGAAATGGCAGATGTATATAACACTTATGCGGTTGGCGGGTGCGACCTCTCCGCGACAACGGACCTCACGGCTGCAACATTGCTCATTCGGAAACCGGGAGACCCTCTCGTCTATGTACTGCAACAATATTTTCTTCCTGAAAAAAGGATTCAACTGCTTGAGGAGAGAAACACAAACGAAGCTCCTTATAGAGTGTGGGCAGACCGTGGGCTCCTTACGATCTGTGAGGGGAACCGTGTCAACTATTCTCAGGTAACGGCGTGGTTTTGCCAAATGCGAGACGAATGGAAAATTGATTGCATCAAAGTAGGGTACGACCGGGCCCTCGCCGGATATTGGGTTGATGAAATGAAATCCAATAGTTTTGATATGGAACCCGTGGCGCAAGGACCGTTTACATGGTCACAACCGATGCGCGAAATGGGGGCGGCACTCGATGGGAAAAAGGTGAATTACAATCAAAACCCAATTCTCGTCTGGTGCCTTACGAACACGGCGGTAAAAAAGAGCGGGCTGAATAATATTCAGCCGGTGAAAATCACAGATAAACGGCGAATAGATGGGGCGGTTTCCCTCCTCAACGCCTGGGTGATCTATGTGAAATATTACGATGATTTTATGTATTGTGTGGGGTGAAAAAATGGCATTGAACATAAGAGGGCTTTTTCAACAGATATTCGGGAAAGGGCCGCGCACTCCTCCGAACAATTTCTCGCAATTTCGCCTTTTGTCCTCATGGGATTCGAGCTTTACTCCGTTTTCGGGGAATGCGTGGGATATTTCGACGGTGCGTGCGGCAATTGATGCATGGGCCCGCAATGCGGCGGTGATACAGCCAAGGCACATCAAGAGGACGGAAGGGAAACGGGAGGATGTGCCGGACCACATCAACAGAATTTTGCAGACGCGGCCAAATCCATATATGACAGCGTATGCCTTTTATTACAAAGTAGCTGCGCAGTACAAGACGTATAACAATGCTTTTATACTGCCTGTGTTTGAAAACGGAAGGCTTATGGCGATATACCCCATCAATGCGAGCCGCGTTGAGCTGGTGGAAGCTAATGGGGAAATGTATGCCCGCATGACATTTGCGACGGGGAGCGTTTGGGCGTGCCCATATGAACAGCTCGTGCATTTAAGGCGGCACTATCTCGACAACGATATTTTCGGAGACGATAACAGACCCCTTATTCCGACGCTTGAGACTGCAAATTCTTTCAATCAGAGTATGAGCGCATTTGCAAAACTGGTGTCCGTGATTCGAGGCATTTTGAAAGCCCCCACTACAAAGGCGGAAGATCTCAATAAAAGGCGTGACGACTTTGTCCGGGACAATATGCGTGCGGAAAACAATGGTTCCGGTGTCATTGTCATAGATGGGAAATATGAATACACACCGATTAACGAGAAGCAAACCCCAATTCCCACCGGGCAGCTTGAGCATGTGCGGCGTGAAGTATATGACTATTTCGGGGTGAACGATGCAATTGTACAGGCGAAAGCGGACGCGGAGACAATGGATGCTTTTTACCGTGGCGAGCTTGTGCCGTTTTATATGCAGCTTTCTCAAGGGCTGACAAACTGCATTTTTACCGAGCGCGAACGACAGTTCGGGAATGAGATTCTTTGCGAGCGGGACAGGATTCAATTTGAAACGCTCGGAAATCGGGTTGAAGCCGCAAAGTATTTAACGGACATAGGAGCTTTGATGCTCGATCAAGTGCTTGACATTTTCGGATTCCCGCCCATAGGAGGCGAGGAAGGAAAACGCCGCGTGCAAACACTGAACATGGTGAATGCCGAAAAAATCGACGAATACCAGCTCGGAGGTAAAGAAAAAGATGCTCCAAAGAAGCCGGAAAACGAAGAAAAACAGCCGGAACCAGAAGAGCCGAAGGAGGGAAAGTAAATGCCTGTTGTAAAAAAAGAGCGCGAATACCGAGCATTGCAGGATTTCACGCTCGTACCGCGCGAAAACGAAACAGACAGCTATGTCGTGCGCGGAACGGCGGTTGTGTTTGGTACTCCAACTTGTCTTTATGAGTTTGACGGAGTGAGATATTACGAAATCATCGACCGCCGCGCATTTGAAGAATGTGACATGTCTGACGTGATTTTCAATTACAATCACGGCGGCAAAGTAGTCGCACGTTTGCGGAACAAAACATTATCGCTCAGTGTTACAGAGCGGGGCCTCGAAATGGAGGCCGATCTTTCGGGCACGCAGGCGGGCCGCGACCTGTTTGAAGAGGTTGACGGCGGCTACATCGACAAAATGAGTTTTTCGTTCTCGGTGCGTGAATCGAAATATGACAACACCACGCACACGCGGACGATAACTAAAATTCGCAAGCTATACGATGTTTCGGCGGTGGATTTTCCCGCCTATCAAGAGACATCCATTTCCGCGCGGGGCTTTTTCGAGGAGGAGCACTCGAGAGAGCTTGAGGCTTTGGAGCAGGCACAGCGTCGGAAACGCCTTTTAGCTCGCGTCCGTACATATCCAACCAATATCTAAACAGGGAGGCAAAGAAAATGTTTGAAAAAAGACTGAAAGAAATCATGAAACGCCGCGCTGAAATTCGCACCATGCTTGAGGGGAACGATGAGGTCGACATTGACGAACTGAACCGAGAGCTGGACGCCTTGGACACTGAGGAGGCGAATCTCAACCAGCGCCGCGCCGCTGCGGAACGTAT